TGGTTTGTGTATGGCTCCATTTGTACCAAAGTTACAACGTTCCCGTATTCTAGCGTTTCATTTAGCTGGAAGAAACGGGACTCGATATGGAGTTGCTGGTTTGTTATCACGCTCTGATGTTGAGAAAGGAAAAATCGCTTTGAGGCTGCAGTGCCCGGCTTTAGCTTGCCATTCTGAAGGAACATTTTTGACCTCCAAATATGGTATTGACTTTGCGCCGTGCGATGAGCCATCCCCTCGCCATGCTAGTAAGTGGCTTGAAGATAAAGATGGCTCCCAACCTGTTGGTGAGACTTATGGTGCTCACGACAAAGGTACCGTTAAATTTGTTTCGCAGGTGAGGAAATCACCGATATCTGACCATGTGGTCGATATTATGGGGTTACCCCGTATCCACGGGAAACCCGATTGCTACAAAATTAGCGAACACTGGAGTCGTGATTTGGATTTGATGACCCATCCAAAAGGTAATTTTGATCCGATCATCCTTCAACAAGCTTTTAGTGACCTGAAGGCGAAGTTTCATTCGTTCTTTGATAAGTGTCCTGAGGCTCTGAAGATGGTTCACCCCTACCCCAAAGATTACGTTCTAGGTGGTATGGATGGTGTGACATCTGTTGATCGTGTTGATCTCAATACGTCCATGGGATGGCCCCTAAATAAGAAGAAGAAAAACTTCCTCCAGCCCGTCGAACGGGAGGTGGAAGGTATTACTGAACCTATTGATTTTGAGGACCCCCAATTTTGGGCAGAAGTTGAACGGATGAAGTCTGTTCTTGCTTCGGGAGAACGAATTCACGTCGTGCATCGCGGAAATCTCAAAGATGAACCTACAAAGTTTATTAAGAAGAAAATCCGTGTTTTTGCTGGTTGTGAATTTGCCTTCACCTGTGTTGTGAGACAATTTTACCTACCCTTGGTACGTGTTATACAAACGTATTGGAAAGAATTTGAGTGTGCCTTTGGCATTAATGCTCATGGTCCCCAGTGGGACGAGCTTACTCAATATTTGACAAAGTTTGGATCTGATCGCTTAATTGCGGGAGATTACAAGGCTTTTGACAAATCAGTGTCTGCTGAAATCATGATGCTGTCTTTCGACGTCCTAATCTCTATTGCTGAGAGAGCAGGATATACCAAGGAACAATTGACCATTATGCGTGGAATTGCCACTGAGATTTGCTACCCTATGTACGAATATGATGGGTGCTATGTCCAATTGGCGTCTTCGAACCCTTCGGGGCATCCGCTGACGGTCATTATTAACAACC